AACCGTGGTTTATTCTACCGATTCACTAGATTCATAAGGAGGTTTAGACATGTTTGAACAATGGCAACCGTGGTGGGACGTGGTATTTTTACTGTCAACGGGTGGTTTACTGACGCTTTGGCTATACATTAAAGGAGAGCCGGACGAGTGAAATATATATTTGGGGTTTTGGGGTTGATTATGGCACCCTTTCTGTTACCCTTGGTGGCTCTAGCCGCCTTGGTGTTTGTAGTCAGTGCGGCATTTAGCAACAATACAGGAGGCTCAGGAAATGACTAAAGAGACATGGGAGATGTGGGCAGACGAATATCAGGAGTACTACGAGGACGAGACTCCTGTGTACCCTGACGACATGGAAGAATTCAAGAAGGAGGAGCAGAAGGTGATCGACGAGGTCATACGAGCAATACAGGGGCTGTCAGCATGACTTACGCAGAATACGAGCAGGGGTACTACACGGGGGACTCTGAGGACTACTCAGGGCCTCCAGAGGACCCAGAGACACGGGCCATGTTGGAGCACCTAGTAGAGTTTGAGACTGAGATGTACCGGATGAAAGTCAAAAGGCGACTCTCTGGCTGTACTTATAGGCAGCTCAGGGGTCTAATGGTTAACATACATGGGGAGGACTGGAAAGATGCGCTGTAAAGCTTGTAATAAGATATTAGAGGACTCAGAACTAACACGGAAGGACACACATGGTGATTTTCTTGATCTCTGCGGCACTTGTATTTCTGCTTCTGCTATCGCAGGAGTAGACACACAGGAAACACTGGACTATTACCCAAATGGGTCATTGACTTTTGACGATGATTCTGATACCCTCTACTAAGGTATACATAAGTATATATACTAAAGAGTAATCAGTAGTAGTTACTACTAAGGTAAACTAAAGGAGCAACTTAAGTATGGCAATTGACGAAAAAAGCATATACGTAGTCGATGGTGGTGACTACTCCATCTACTGCCTAGGCTACACACAAGCCCGTGCAGTGACCAATGACATCATGAGGCTCGACCCTTGGGGCGGTATACCCTTTGTGCTACGTAAGGACTTAGAGCTGTCTTTGGACGACCGTGGGAACGTGGTTATGTCTAAGTCCACACTGGACAAGATATTGTTTTTAGCTAGTGACGAATTACCAGAGAGCGAGGGTGACGCATGAAACAACCAGAGAACAGCCACACGAAGCACTTTGGTAACGACGGACCCGTTGGTAACGACGCTGAGATCATTGTGTACTACGAGCAGCACGGTCCAGCGGAGCCGGTCCTACGTATACCCTTTTGGTACTACAAAGAAGAGCTAGGGATGTTTGAACACTTTGAGGCGTCAGTACACAGAGCAGCCAAGGCACTCAAAGAGTCCTACACGTACTGGCCTGAAGGGTACGTTCATGTTCAAACCCTTATTAACGACGAATATGTGAATATGATATGATGACAGATCAGGAACTAGAACAATGGCTGAAGGACAACCCGTGGAAAGCCTATGTGGTCTATCCTTTCGGGGGTATTCTGGGCGCTTTGTTCGTACAGTACTCCTGTATACAAATCATTGATTCTTTTTTGACAGGCAAGATCATATAGTGTATACTAATAGTATGTTCTGAGAAAAAGCAGAACGTAACCCAAAGCAACTAACGGAGATTATTCCATGACAGCAACAACAGTAGAAGGCATAGTTAACTTCAGCAAACTCACCGAACACGACGTGTACAACGGTCAAGACACTGGAGCCTATTCCATGACAATTACAATGTCAGAGGACGACGCGTCAACCCTTGCGGCCAGCGGTATCAAGATCAAGGACTACCAAGGCAACAAGCAACGCAAGTTTAAGTCTAAGTACGACATTAAGGTGTTTGATGCAGACGGCAACCCGTACAACGGAGAAGTACCTTATAACTCCACGGTACGCCTGAAGTACAAGACGGGACCAGCGCACCCAGTGCACGGTGTGTCCACCTACCTTGAAGCAGTAAAAGTCCTTGAGGAAGCTGAAATGGCTGTGGGCGATGCCGCAGACTTCTAAGTTCCTACGTCACGAGAGTTGTCCGGAGTGTGGTTCTTCGGACGCTCTCGCTATTTACGACAACGGAGGCGCACACTGTTTCGCCTCTGGTTGTGACTATCATCTATTTGGGGACAGCGAAAAACCAATGACAACGCAACACAAGAACTGCCAAAAGCTAAACCCCTGAGCATGGGCGGTACAGTAGCGGCAATACCACAGCGTAGGCTTTCACAGGAAACGTGTGCTCGCTTCGGTGTCACTGTGGAGTACTCCAAGACGGGCGAAATCATCAAGCACTACTACCCTTACTACAAGTTAGACACAGGGGAGGTCAGTGCTGCAAAGTCCCGTGACGTTAAAACCAAGAGCTTCTGTTCTTCTGGAGACGTGACAGGTGTTGGCTTCTTCGGTCAACAACAGTGCACCAACAACAAGTACATCACAATCACCGAAGGGGAGCTAGACGCCCTCGCTGTGTACGAGATGTTCAATAAGCAGTACGACGTAGTGTCGTTACGCTCTGGTGCTAACAACGCATCCAAGGAGATCAAGGAGCAACTGGAGTGGCTCGAAGGGTACGAAAACGTAGTCCTATGCTTTGATAATGACAAGGCGGGTGACGTAGCAGTGGACGCAGTGAAGGACCTCTTTAGTCCTAACAAGCTAAAGGTCTGTAAGCTACCACTTAAGGACGCCAGTGACATGCTTATGGCGAACCGTGTCAAGGACTTCACCCAAGCATGGTGGAACGCTAAGGTGTACCGTCCTGACGGCATCATTGCAGGTACGGAGACGTGGGACAAACTCGTTGAGAAACGACAGGTCAAGTCCATTCCGTACCCTTGGGAGGGCCTCAATCATATAACCAGAGGGCATAGGCCGTATGAACTCGTTACGATCACCAGCGGTAGTGGTATGGGCAAGTCACAGTTCATCCGCGAAATTGAGTATGACCTTCTACAGCGATGTGAAGGAAATATTGGGGTGCTGGCCCTCGAAGAAGACGTGGCCCGAACAAGTCTTGGTATCATGTCGGTGGCGGCAAACAGGCCTCTACACTTGGAAGAGGACACGCCAGTGGACCAGCTTCGGCCCTACTGGGAAGCCACACTGGGAACAGGACGTTACTACCTATTCGACCATTGGGGGTCAACTTCAACAGATAACCTCCTCGCCCGTGTTCGCTACATGGCAAAAGCCTTGGACTGCCGGTATGTCGTACTGGACCACCTGTCCATCGTCGTGTCTTCCCAAGAGTCCGGAGACGAACGAAAAGCCATTGACGAAATTATGACCAAGCTGCGGACCTTGGTAGCAGAGACAGGCATTAGCTTGTTCCTAGTGTCCCACCTCAAGCGGTCCCAAGGTAAGGCACACGAGGACGGTGCTCAGATATCCTTGGGTGAACTGAGAGGCTCACAGGCAATCGCACAGCTGTCAGACATAGTAATAGGCATGGAACGTGACCAGCAGAACACTAACGAAGACATCAGGAACACGACTACTGTTCGAGTCCTGAAGAATCGTTACACTGGTGAGACCGGCCCCGCTTGTTACCTACAGTACGACAGGACCACCGGTAGAATGCAAGAAGTAGCTAACCCTGAGATAGGAGCAGACTTTTGATTTACCTTGACCTTGAGGCCAACGGTTTGACCCCAGACACCATCTGGTGCGTAGTGACACGGGAAAACGGTGTGAGTCAGGTACACGCCAACCGTAGTACCCTCTGTGAGGCTCTGGCTGGCTCTGTGAGCGTCTGTGGACATAATCTGATAGGTTATGACCTCCCAGTGCTAAAACGTCTCTGGGGGCTTTCTGTGGCTCCTGAGAGGGTAGTCGATACTTTGGTATTGTCACGTTTGTACGACCCAAGCAAGTCCGGTGGACACTCTTTGCGCAACTGGGGCAACGAACTAGGCTTTCCAAAAGGCGACCACAACGACTGGTCTTGTCTGTCTCCTGAGATGATTGACTACTGTATACAAGACGTAGCAGTCACCGAAGCAGTACACCAGCGGTTGACCAAGGACATGGCAGACTTTGACCAACAGTCTATTGACTTGGAACACAGGGTACAGTTTGTAGTGCACCAACAGGAACAAAATGGGTGGCTCTTGGATCAGTACAAGTGCATGGACTTACTAGCAACATTTAAGGAGAGAATGAATGAAATTGAAGCGGAACTTCAGGAGGAGTTTCCTCCGATTATACACGAGCGCCATTCTGAGAAAACCGGTAAGCGTCTTAAGGATAGAGTTGAAGTATTTAATGTTGGCTCTAGGCAGCAAATTGCAAAGCGCTTATCGTCGCTTGGTGTGGTCTTCGATAAAGTTACGGAGAAAGGGAATCCCATCGTTGATGAGGCTGTACTAGCCACAATTGACCTTCCAGAGGCTAGGTCCGTCAGTGAGTACTTGATGCTACAAAAGAGATACGCGCAGGTACACTCATGGATGGAGCATGTGCAGGACGACGGAAGAGTCCACGGTCGTGTCATTAGCAACGGCGCAGTAACAGGACGCATGACCCACCAAAGCCCCAACATGGCACAAGTACCAGCAGGACACAGCCTATACGGTAAAGAGTGTCGCTCATGCTGGACTATACCAGAGGGTAAGAAGCTAGTAGGTTTTGACGCTAGTGGCCTTGAGCTACGCATGTTGGCTCACTACATGGACGACAAGGAGTTTACCAATGTCCTTCTCACCGAAGACATTCACACAAGAAACCAAATGGCTGCTGGGCTTGAAACAAGACCTCAAGCTAAGACTTTCATCTACGCTTTCCTTTACGGAGCCGGAGACGCAAAAATTGGAAGTATCGTTGGAGGAAGCCCAAGAGACGGCGCAAATCTTAAGCAACGATTTCTACGAAATACACCTGCTCTTGAAAGTCTACGAGAACGCGTTGGTCGAGCATCTGGGCGAGGCTATCTCACAGGACTTGACGGACGAAGACTTAGAGTTAGATCTGAACATGCTGCATTGAATACGTTGTTACAGGCGGCAGGAGCCATCGTGATGAAGAAGGCCCTAGTCATACTGGACGACTATGCACCGCAGTGGAAACTAGACTACAAGTTCATAGGGAACATACATGATGAAGTACAGTCGGAGGTGGCTACAGACCAAGCAGAGAAATTCGGTTGGCTTGCAGTCGAATGCCTCAAGGCGGCAGGGGTTCATTACAACCTCAGATGCCCCCTTGACGGAGAGTACCAAGTCGGAACAACATGGGCAGAAACCCACTAAGGAGAGTGACCATGATTTATGAAAAAATAGACGGCAAGTACTATAAAGACAACCCAGAGAGAAAACGGGCTAGGAATGATGGCCGCATGTGGGTTAACGGTAAATACGTTATACAGAACCACCCTCTGCACAAGGCGGGTAGATACAAGAACTTTGAAGCTGCGGCATTCAGTAGTCTAGCAAAGTACGAGTCCAGTGTAGAAGGCCAAGTGTACGTCATTGTCAACCCTAACTTCCCTGAGTGGGTCAAAGTAGGCATGGCAGTTGACTCAGAAGACCGCCTCAACAACTACCAAACCTCTTCACCTTTTAGGGATTATGTGTTAAACTATAAGTGGAACGTAAGCGACCGCAGGGCCGCAGAGTCAGAAGCCCACACTGAGCTACATAAGTTGTACGAAAGGCGTAGTGAGTGGTTTAAATGCACACCAGAGCAAGCCCAAGAGGTTGTCTCTGGTATAGTAGGGAACTACCAATGAAAAACGTATACAATTTAGTCTCTGACATCTATCAATTGATGGAGACAAAAGAAGTAGCCGAAGGCGTGGACTTTGACGCTTGCGTTGAAAAGTTTGGAGAGAACGTCAAGGAACTCATGCGTAACGAGTTTGGTGGCAAGAAGAGGGACGGACGTAAGCTACGTATGTCTAACATAGGTCGCGACGACCGTTACCTCTGGAACGTCTACAACGACGTAGAAAAGTCTGACGATATACAGGGCCACACTTACGTTAAGTTCCTGTACGGTCACTTGATCGAAGAGATGCTACTGTTTCTAACCAAAGCAGCAGGACACGAGGTTACTGATGAGCAAAAGAAGTGTGAAGTTAACGGCATTACAGGGTCTATGGACTGCAAAATCGACGGTATTGTCACTGATGTTAAGTCTGTGTCAACGTATGGGTTCAGGAAATTCAAAGACGGCTCTCTGGCTTATGACGACCCGTTTGGATACATTGGTCAAATTAAGGGATATGCGTATGCGGAAGGTGCTACTAAATTCGGATGGTTAGCAATGGACAAACAGAACGGGCACTTGACGTATCTGATGTATGATACTGAGGACACTCAGGCTCCTGTCCATGATCTCATTAGTTATGACATCAAGGAGCGCATTGACCACGTAAAAAAGCTAGTGGAGCAACCAACCCCGCCCGGCGTATGCTACGAGCCTATCGCCGACGGAAAGAGTGGAAACCAGAAACTCGCCGTAGGTTGCTCATACTGTGCGTACAAAAAGGAATGCTGGCCGTCCGTGCGCGCCTTCGCTTATTCTACCGGTCCACGTTATTTAGTAGAGGTACACAATGAGCCGAAAGTCCAAGAAATCACCATTTAGAAGCACGTTTGAAGAAGATGTCGCCAAAATACTACAGGAGTTTGACTATGAGCCTTTCACTGTTCCTTACACTATCTCTAGGAGCTACCGTCCTGACTTCGTTGATGCTAGCGGTTTATATCTTATTGAGTGCAAAGGATATTTCAGAGATGGAGACACCAAGAAATACACCAGCATCAGGGACAGCCTCCCAGAAGGACAAGAGCTAATCTTTGTTTTGATGCAGCCTAACAAGAGAATACGAAAAGGTGCCAAAATGACCATGTCACAATGGTGTGACAAAGAGAAAATACTATGGTATAATATAGAGACACTACAGGAGTTGATTAGTTATGTCGCTAACGCTAGAGGAAGTTAAGGAACGCCTCTTGAAAACCTTTGATCCAGACGACCTACTGGAGGCCCTACAGATAACCTCAGAACAGATTCTGGACAGGTTTGAGGACAAACTAATCAATAGACTAGACGTGTTTGAAGAAGAGCTAGAGGAGGAAGAGAATGAGTATTGA